ATCATTTCTTCTCGTTCTTTCTGGCGCTGCTTCTCTGCTGCGCGTCGAGCCTTACGCGCCTCTGCCTGGTACTGCTGCCACCTATCCCAAGTTCCCGGTGGGCCATACAATCTACACCAGCTTTCCAATTCGGCTCTTTTGGCCTTCAAATCTTCTAATGCCTGGAACTCTGCCCAATCTCCTTCCGACCCGCCAGTGATTGAGCTAATCGGATTTGCCTTCTTTTTCTTTACTGCATCTTTTAATTCGTCTTCAGCAGTGAGAAACTTTCCAACATGCGAAACTAAATTTGTTACCTCAGATCCGTTTTTAAGACAGGTCTGAATAACTGAATACGCAGCATTAGCAGCAGCTATAGTTTCTAAAATCGCCATGAGCTACCGCTCCATCAGACGATCTATCTTTTCTTCTATCCGGTCAAAACGAGCAACGATCTGGCCCATAACAGCAGTGCTGTCGGCTTTCGTAACGTACTCTTTTGCCATCTCCTCGCGTGTCCTGTTCACAAGGATTTGAAGCCTTGCAACCTCGGAGTGTTGCGCCTTGAGCCACCAGCCTATCCCGCCGATAGCGGCTGTCAGGCAAATATTTATGAGCGAAGAGACTTCCATCTCAGTACGTGCCTTCCCAGACCCGAAGCGCACTAAATTCGTTACTCATCAGCTTTCTTTTTATTACGTCCTTAACGGCTGCTGTGTCTGTCCAGGAGACCCCAGCTTCTTTGAGCCACACACCTAGCTGGCCCATGTCCACATTGCCTACGTGCTTATAGTCTGACCCAAAGCTGTTCTGCGTGACCTCACGGGCGTGTTGCGCATCCTTGAGGACGTGGGACATATCAAAAGTTTTCTTGACGACGATCTTGTCACCTTCGAAGCTAAACTTTTCAGCAATTTTAGTTGAATGAGCGGCTTTTTGCATTGCGTGATTTCCGTTTTGTTTTTTCTACTTTAACAGGTTCTACGATCTCACGCAAAACTGTGACGCTGTCTGGTCGTAGGCATGTGATCTTTTCAATCTCTGCGTCCGACAAAATAACTTTCTCGCCCTTTTCAATACGGCCCTTGCTGCATTTAATCTTAATTCGATTTACAATGACTTCTTTCATTACATGCTCCAAAAACTTATGGGTAGATGGGGTGATAAAAACCACCCCATCATTTCTTTTAGGAAGTTGTGTTGTCGAAGATGCCGCCGTTAGCAGCCTCGTTCTTAGCACAAAGCGTTAGCTCGGTCACCACCTGGCGAGTTGTATTATCACCAGTTTTTGCCAAAGCAACATTTTTTGTTGGACGCAAGCTTGCGACTTCCCACATATCGTCCTGCATGATTAGGACGTCACGCGAACGGTTCTCCCGGGAGGGCAAGAACTCAATCGTACCCCACGGGGTCACATATACGCTCATTGACTTGATAACACGCTCATCTCCAGCCTGTACTGCTGAACGTTGGTTGTTATTTCCAGAAAACGCGAGCGCCGCATTCATTTGGAATGCGCTTAAATAAACCGTATCCGGCTTCCCGCCTTCTTCCCAAATTGACTGCATAACACCGTCAAAACGAGCCTGCGAGAACGCGATGAGAGTAGTTGTCTCATCTGTACGTGCGTCTGCGCCTGTACCCGCTGGATCAGCGCCTTCGTTTGCACCGTGGTCTGTGTTGGTTTTGATCCAAGCCAATGCGCCAGCCATTTCGCGTGCAGTTGTGGAGTTACCCGCAACACGCGCATTGTTGTCGAACATAGCTTTTTCTATGTCGAGCTTTTGCTCTTTCGCAATTTTAAGTGTCTGATATGCCACTTCTTTTGCGCGACCGGCTTTGTCCAGACCTTCGTCTGTGTCTGGCACGACAACTGCGTTTTTGAAAATTTGGGTGTAGTTGCCCAAACGAGTTGTAGCAGCGCGAGCTTCGCCAGCAGTCGCGTCACCTTCAATGTGAGCATTCGCAGCAGAAGCACGAAGGCTGTCTGTTTGCCACTCAACAAAAGTGTTGCTTGCCGACTTCTTAGCAGATTTGCTGTAAAATGGAGTTTCCTCCGGGGAGATGTTGTGGATTACTGAGGATAAATCCTCGCGTATACCGACAGCATCGTAGCTGTCAAATGTATTTGTTGGCTGTGCCATTTGTTTAGTCCTTTCAAAGACTTAGGAGTTGATTATCAAGCCCAATGCGTCATCAATTGAGCCTGTTTTCTGCAAGCGCGTTTGCGCTTTTTTGCGAGTTGCAGCATTTCCATCGGCAGTTTTCTTTGCACCAGCTTTAATTACAGGTCGGGCCTTTTCACCTTTGGCCGTCACTGATTTGCGCTTTTTCACCAACTCGCGATATTTCCGAGCGTCGTTCAACGCACGAACATATCTAGCATCAGTCACACGCTGCATCTCATCGGCTGTAAAGCCGTATTCGACGCCAGTTTCGACTAATGCGTTTTTAATCGCCTGACCCTTTTCTGGGTCTGCGATATCAGGGATATGCTGTGTCAACTCTCTTGCTTGCTCTTGAAGGTAGGCTTGTTGAGCCTCTTGTTGAGCGTGCATCTGCTGACGTTGCACATTCTGAAGTTGGTGCATTTGCTGATCGTATTGGCCCTTCGCCTCTTCGTAATTGAGCTTTTCTTCCATGAACCCAATAGGGTCACTTTCGAACAACTCTTTAGAAGGTGGGGTTGGGGCTTGTAGACCACCATTTTGCGCTGCCTGGTACAACTGCATGACTTGTTGCTGTTGCTGCTGTAAAACGGCTGCCTGCTGTTCGATTTGCTTACGCGCCTCGGCAGCTTCTTGGAACCGTTTATTGATTGCCGCTTGACCCGCCGCAGATTGCTTCAACTGATCCAGTGTCCATTGCTCTTCTTTTCCGTCAACCTTGACGGGGATTAGCATGGTGTCTTCAGCTTCAACTTCTACTAGGTCTTCGTCGTCAATTTGGTCATCAATATCTACGTCGGAGACCTCGACGTCATCGTCGCTCTCGGCTACGGCTTCAATCTCTTCGCCCTGACCGTCGTCTGTAGGCTCTGTGATTTCTTCCACAGCTTCGCTTGGATTATCACCCTGAGCCGCTGGCTCGGATGTTGATAGCAGGCTCGCAGCCGCTTGTTCTAGTGTAGTCGATTCCATATCGGTGCTACTTTCTTTGCTTGCGATCTAAAAGTGTCTCTGCTGCTAACGCAGCGTCAAGGTTCACTTCGATCTGGTTTAACGCACGAATTATCGCGTGCGCCTCTTCACGGGCTTCAAAGTCTGAAGCACCACTGTTTGCGAAAACTTGCATCTGGCTTTCGCGAACCTCTTGCACAAACGCCTTAAACGCGCTGTCGTGCTTTAAACGACGCGCGTCATCGGCTTTTATTCGTATATCAGCGCTCACTGCTGTACGTTTCCTTGTGCCATACCGCCAATCATGCGGTTTTTATCTTGTTCAGCTTGGATGCGTGCAACATCCACTGCTGTTCCATATTCACCATACACTTTTGCGGCGTCAACGAGAAGGTCTTGAGCCATCTGGTCACGCTTCAAATCGTCACTTGCGGCGGCTTTTTGTGCCTCAAGTTGCAGTTTTGCCATATCAGCCTGCATCTTGGTTTGTGCTTTCATTTGCTCCGCCTGCAAGAAGGTAGTGTTAGGGTCTTGCGCTTGACCTTGCTGCGCTTGAGCCTGCTGCTGCATTTGCAGCATTTGCATCTCAATCTCTGGTGTGATCGGCGCAAAGTAACGATCTGCGTTGCGAATGCCTGCCACGGCCAACTGGTCAGCTAGTGTGTTGCGGATGTTGGTCATGCTAACAAGGCCATTCATTGGACCGTAGGTCTGATAAACCATTGTCTGCATCTGCAATGCTTGACTAAGTGCCATTGCCTTCTCTTCTTCTCTGCCAGTGCCGAGGCCGACATTGATAGCCACGTCCATTGACTGATCCCAAACGCGCGGGTCAACAGGCACAAACGACCCATTCATCCGCATCATCTGCTCTTCGTCAATGTTCTTGCTCATTAGGCGCAGCATCAGGCCGAACAGGTCGCGCATACCGTCTGCAAGGTTGCGCACCATAACTTCAACCTGACCAGCCGCCGCTTGCACAGTTGCTTGCACGGCTGCTTTGGTGGTTGACTGCATGGCGTCTGGGTCGAGGCCCATTGATGCCCGTGACACGCCTGTCTTGCTTTCCACTAAGCCATCTAGGTAGGTCAGCGCACCAAGTGTCTGACCGGCTGTAAATGGCACTGATAGGTCTTGCACAGATCCAGCCTGGCGCATTCTCACGACTGCCCCAATCTCGTTATTTAAGACGTCGTCTATATTTACTGAGCCATCTACAATGCCGACGCGCGGGTTGTTTGTCATGGCTACGTTATCAAGTATGCCACGCAACACAGAGGTTGCCGCGTCCTGATCGTCCATAACGATCTCAGCTAACGATCTGCCGTAGAAGGCGTGTGGCTCTGGATCTATCTCAAACTTGGCAAACGGGATCTCATCGCAAGGCTCAAAGTCCAGCAGCTCGTATGCTGTGCCGCCGCAAGTCAGCTTGTGCAAGACAGGAACGCCAGTTCCGTCTGCATCAATTCTCATGTAAGCCTCTGTAATAGTTACGTTTTTCATGGTTGGGTCTTGCTCATCAGAGTCAGACGTGTCCATGTCATAGCCGCGACGCTCGTATGTCTCGGCCTCTGTCATCTCTGAGCCGCTTTCCAAGCCGCTGAGATTTAGCACTACTTCTGGGTCAAACCCCATAGCAATCACGTCGCCTGCGCGCATATCTGTGCGGTGCGCTGTGATATATGCGTCGTCCAACGACCGAGCATCACGGTTAATGAAAAACTCTTCTGGTGGAATGCTTTCAATGCACAGCTCTCCGCGCTCTTTCTGGCGGCTTAGTTTTACGCTGTGGATAGGCATTTCAACTTCCATGCCCATTTCGTCCATTGATATTGTCATCTCAATGCTATGCTCGATGACTGTAACTTCATCATCGTCGATCAGATATGCGTATTCATCATCAGACAGGTCTGTGAATGTAAATATCTCTGCCTCTGGGTACATCATCCAGTAGGCTTTAACGATGCCCTGCTTCTTGACTAAGGCGTCTTGGAAGGCGTCGTTCAGTACACGGTATCCATTAAGGCGTGTGAACTCATGGTGCATGAACTCAGTGGCTTGTTCAGCCATTCCAACGTCCTCTGGGCCTCTTGGGACGAACTCAACTGGCTTGGCTGTACTTAGGAATATACGCATCAGGCTAGGCTTAACCGAGCGCACAGTATCACGGACTTTAGTCGCCACGACCTTGCTGCGCCCGTCCTCATAGCCCAGATCCGACTCGCCGTCATAGTAGCGCTGTGCCTTTATCCGGTCGTCGCTGATTTCACTTTCAATGAAGTCTACAGCGTCGGATATGGCGCTTTGGACGATGCCTTCGATCTCTGTGCGAGACTTTGCCTTGAACGTGCTTTCTTCTTCCTCGACTTCTTCGATTTCGATTTCAGCGCCTTCAAGTATCTCTTCGATCATGTCTTCTGGTTCCATGCGTATAGTCCTTTATTGCTCGCTTCTGCCTGCCAACAGACCACCCATCGCGCCTAACGCACCAGAATAAACCTCTGGCCTACGAGTTAATCTTCTACGAGACGCGGTGTCTACTAATTCGCGCTGTTTCAGCGCATCCAGTATCTGCCTTTGCGTCCTTGGGTCTGCGCTAAAAAGCATTCGTGACAACTCTTCTGCGTTTTTTTCATTAAATCCTTTAATTCTTGAAACGGCTTGCGCCCCTGCCATGCCGACAGCGCCAGTAACATCCCCCAGCGCGGCCCTAGTGCCTATTCCGTAAATTGACGACGGGTCAACCCCTGCGTCTTCTTGCTGCAACAGCCGCTGCGCTGTGTCTGATCCGCCGAAAACAGACCTTTGTGTTCGCATTTTGTCAGACTGCGCTTTTATCATTTTTTCAAAGCGCTCAAACTGTTTTGCGTCGTCAAATGAAAGCCTCAACGCGGCGCGGCGTCGTGGCGAACCAAAAATAGTTTTTACAAAATCAGTTGCGTCTCCAGTTCTTGACGCCATTTCTTCAACTTGACTAATCAACCCAACGCGCAGAGCTTCTTTCTCAGAAGCTGTCATAGAAGCTACTTTTTTTGCTAAAACTTTTTCTGGCATTTTGTTAAAGTCAAAACCAGTTTCGTATGCTTTACGCAGCGCAGAATTATCAGCGAATTGACTATTAGCTGCTTTGTATACGTCGTTTTGAGACGATATTTCACTATTCCAAGACTTTTTTAACTTTGTTAAAACTCTGCCCCGTTGCGTTACTTTCCCTGTTAAAGTGTCTGTTTCACTTTCAATTAAATTATCTAATCCTTTTTTAATGGTGTGAGCAACTTCCGTTGGCATTGATATTTTTTCGCCTCTAAGAGCTGCTTGCCCGAAAAAATCCCCCAAGTCTTTAGGCATTCCAGTAATGTCAATATCTGGGTCAATGTCTGCTATATCTACGGCCTTATTGTATGCGTCTTGGATCACCTTGCTTTGAGCCATTGCCGCAAATGGCTTGGCGTCAAGGTCTATGCTGTAAGCCGCTTTGTAAGCTGGATCAGCTTGCCTTTGAACGCGCTCCGCTAAATCATCAAGGTACGATATCCCTGTCGGCCCTTTGACATTCGCCATTTCCGCCGTTTGTTCTGAAATTTGTTCCGCCTGCCCAGACTGCCTTTGAGAAAATTGCTCTAAAACACCCTGGCGCGATGGGTTGGGAGTAGCTTGTGCGCGCCAAGCTGCCCCACGTAGGTTTTCCCCCAAGTCGGCCGGAGTAATATCACTGACGCCAAGTGACCGAGCCTCATCTAGTCTAGCCATAGCCTCATTTGGAGTTAGCCCATCACGCTCTAACGCTTCCAACATCTTACGCTCAGAGAATGTGGATGCACGTTTTTTTCCACCGATACCAACCGCGTCTAAAGCGCCCCTGCCGAGCCTGCCCACCTGTTGTACTGCAACAGGCGCGACTGCCCCAACTGTGCCGCCTAAAGCTGCCCCAGTTGCAGCGCTTTTTGCTCGCTCAGAAAACCCGCCCTCGCCTGCGCCAAAGCCTGCCACAGCGCCCTCGGCTGCACCTATTTTGGCGGCACGAAGTGCAGTCGGGGCGAGACGTGCAGCAGTTGAAGCGCCGACAGCAGTAGTCCCTGTTCCTGCCGTAAACAGTCCTGCCGCCACCGCTGGCAAAACAGCGCCGCCAAACTCATATGCCATAGACTCTAATGGGTTTTCGGACCTGTAACTTGCGAGCTTATCCCTGATAATCTGAAGCCGCTCTTTATAGCTTGTCCCTTTTGATAACCCTAACGCCTTGCCAAGTGTAGAAAATGGGTTGTGGAAAACAGCGGCTTCTAGTTCATCAGCAAACCCCAGAAGCGCACCTTGAGCAACAGAGCGCAGTTGTTGCTTTTCCACTGGCGCGCTAGGCGCTTCATCTTCAGCAACCACAGTGCCGCCTTGGGCTTCGCGTGAAATGTTTTGAACAAAAGCGTTTTGCTCTGCCGTAGTTAAGTCACGAAAAGAAGCGTCAACTTCAACTTCCCCAATCCCGTCAATCTCAATAATAATTTTTTCCATTATTTTTTAATCCTCCATGTAGGAGATTTAGGCATATTAAGTGGATCTTTATTAAAGGTTTCTCGACGCCTACCTATAGATCTTGAAGAAATTTCGCGAGCGCGGGTGTTTATCCGCATCAGCTCTTGGACGGCAGCATATGCAGTAGCATCTGTCATCGCGTTCCCCAGTTCTTTAGCCGCACGTTGTGCGTCTGAATCAGTCTGAACGCCTGAATTCAACCTTAGACTCTCATTAATTAGTCTTGTTTTGAAGCGATCAAACTTTTGCCGAGCTTTTGCAGTTTCAACATTTTCTTTACCAAGGCCAAATTTGCCCAACGTACCCACGATCATGCCGTCAAGTCCAATATCCAATGGCCCTTCAAAATTACCTGTTTCGCTATTGTAACCAAAATCTTTTATGATGCTCGCGGTATCTTCAATCAAACCGTCTAAGCTATCTATCTTGTCAAGGTCTTCTTCCTCAGCCTTCCGCGCGTCTGTAGGCATTGGCTTGTTACGTTCCTCTTCAACTTCAGCCTTCCGTTTCGCCGCTGCAATTCGTGCTTCAGCATCAATAACTGATTGGTTCACACTAATAATTGGCGACCCTGTTTCTGGGTCGTAGTTTACCGTATATTTCCCGTCTCCGGCAACAGTTGGCTTTCTAGGTGCGACTTGTGCAGCAAGTTGTTGCCCCATTGATGTAGGCGAGATTTGAGTTAAAAGAGCCATTGCCTCCTTAGTATTTCCGCTCCTGTACGCTTCAGCAGCTCTAGCAGCAAGGTCTTGAGTATTCTTGTCAGTAGTGAAGGCGATTGCATCTTTCGCGCTTATAAATCCGTCGCGTATCAAGTCACCCGCACCTGGCATGTATTTATCCAAATACTCAGCAGTTTTATTTAACTTTCTTTTTTCAGCCCGTCTGTTAGCTACAGCCGCCGCTGGCTCATCCAGACCCATTATGCCCATCTTGCCGAAACCGACAGCCAAGTCTGCCAGACGATCCTTGAAGGTGTCACGATTGTAGAAGCGCTGACCAGTTTCGCCTTCAGCGCCTTCTTGCATCTTCTGAATGCCAAAGTTTTCGAGTAGGCCACGCGGTCTTCGTTGCTGCATCATTTGGCTATTCTCCTTAATATTTGCATCCGCAAGTCCTGTAATATTTGCATCCGCAAGTCCTATAATATTTGCATCCGCAAGTCCTATTGGCTGCTTACCAATCGCGCGCATTGCGTCGTCAGCTAATCGTTGGTTGCTGCCGCGACCAGCGTCAGCTTTTCCGAATAAGTGCGAATTAATACGGGTCCAATCACCACCCTGCTTTTCCGCACCCCAAGATGGATTTGATATGTCTGGGTTGTAGAAGTGGGTTGCGCCGCTTGTCGGGTCTGGAGCCTTTCCAGATAGAACCGCGTCGGCAGCTGCATACGCTTGAGGGCCTGCAACCAGGTTCATCATGTCCTGACCTTGCGCGCCACCCGCATAGTTTGTTTCGCTATTCCATGGGGAAAACTGACCAGGCTTCAAGATAACGTCTTGAATGCTGCCGCCGTATCCTGACGCTTTAGCTCTGTTCATTATAACAGACCCAACGGCAAGCATACCTTGCGCACCTTGGTTGCCAGCCTCGGCCTGTATGGTCTTGGCTAGTATATCTCGGTCTGATAAACCTAAGCGCTCCTTGAGTGTCATCAGGCTGCCCCTAACTCCGAAACTAACCCAGCGTAATTAACGCGAAGGTATCCATCATTAGCCCGTGTAACCAAGTGCGGATGCGTCGCTTGAAGCTCTTGAGCCATAACGCCGACTGTCGGCTGCGCTGGATCTGCGACCCGCTTACCTTCGTCGTTCCAATCCCATGAGTAGACGTTGATGCCTGCCTCTTTGCCGAGCGACTTGATGTTGGTCTTGAGGCGTCCGTCTGATGCGTAAGCAGTTGCGCCGAGCGACAGATAGTCAAACAAGCCAGGCTGCTTGGACGTTGTGCGCGTTTCTGGAACTGGTGTAACTCCAAGAGCCGCCAGTGGCGCTTGAAGCGCGGCATTTGGAGCGCCTGCGTAGCCTGCGAACTGACCGCGAGCAGCGTCGATAAGAGCCTGCTGTAAACCTTGCTGTAGCAAGCCTTGCTGCATTTGCTGCTGCTGGATTGATTGACCAGTGCTAAATGCCTGCTGCCCCAGCGAACCCATTTGCTGCGCAGCGGCTTGACGTGCTTGGTTTGCCGCGAGTTGGTTCGCAAAGTTTTGCTGCTGCGCCTGCTGCGCTGCTGTTGCGCCATACTGAGCGGCGGCTGTACGTGCGCCGACGTTAGAGGCTTCCATCTGCTGCAACCTAGCAAGGTTAGCTGCTTGTGCAGCTTGAGCGGAACCAGCGCCATACTGAGCGGCTGCTGTGCGTGCAGCGGCGTTGGCTGCTTCGACGGCAGCGCGTTGACCAACATCAAACTGTGCGGCCTGTTGTGCTTGTTGAAAGCCAGACTGTCGCAAGTTTGCAACAGTGTCGGCCGCTTGTTTGGCAAAGCCTTTTCGCGTCTCAGCGGCTTCTAATGCTTGGCGAGATCCGCCGAATGCGTTGGCTGCTTCTGCTTGCGCGCCCATGACGTTTAGCTGCTTCTCTTGTGCGCCAGCTAAATCTGAAAGCGTGCGGTCGATCACCGCTTGCTGATATGGGCTTTCATATTGTGCAATGTTTGTTGATGCCAACTGCTGCGCTCGTTGCTGGGCTGGACCGTATCCAAATCCTTGCTGCACGCCGACCGAGCGCTGTTGTGCGGGGTTGTACCCAATTGCTGAAACTGGCGGGGCTTGGAAGCCCATACCCATTTGCGTGCCTTGCATAGCTTGCTGCAATGCAGCGGCGCTTGCGCGGTTTACGTTGAATCCGCCAGAGGGCGACAGAGGTGCGTAGCGGCCTTGCGTTGGGGCTGGTACTGCTGTTTGCGGTCTAGGCAAGCCGCCTTTCCCACCAACCATAGGTGGGCTTGGCAGCGGTGTAACATACTCAGGGGTAAAACTGCCCTGTGGACCGCCTGGCGCAGAAAGGGGAGGAGATTGAGGGGTAAAACTGCCCTGTGGACCGCCTAAAGACGCGTTCAGCAATGCATTGATCATATCACGCTTCCTTTGTTTTTGCTGTTAAGCACTTGCCAATTGATCGACATATTGGATGACCTACTGCCATGATTAATCTACCGCAAATATTAGATTTATATTCTTCTGGCCGCATTACATGCGCCATCTGCGCTGCCCAAGATTTCGCTATAGGCGCTACTACCGCACGAACTGCCTTAGACCCAAGGCTGCTGCCTTTTATGTACTCTGCTACTGGCGTCGCCCAAGCTCGGTATCCGTCTCCAAGCGCAGGGTCTTCGCTGTTTACGCGCTGCCCAAATTCAACGTCTAAGTTGTAGATGTCATCTGGAAGAATACCAAGGTCGTGTAGGGCAGTGCATATAACAGTGCCGTCTCCGCCGTCTCCGTCGTCTCCACCGGGGTCTATGCCTTGCACGGCGTTAGAAGTTTTTGAAATAGAGTTTTGGTCTAAATCTTTGGCTTCTTCTATGCTAATGTGGCCGTCGCCGTCTTCGTCTGCGTCTTCACCTCCACCAGACCCGTGAGCATCACCTGAGTACCCAGGCCCACCGCCGTCAAACATATCGCCAAAACTTGTATAACCACCTCCAGAGCTAGGTGTAGAAGGTTGACCGCCCATTCCATCCATATCAAAGCCTGGGCTGAACTGGCTCATGCGATATGCCTCATCTGCCGCATCTCTTTCTGCAAGAGCTTTTGCAACAGCATCATCCACAGAACTCATCCGCGTATAATCGAATGGCTGGTACGCATATTTGCCGTCGTCGGGGTCTATGAAGAAACTGTCCATATAAGATTTTTGCGCTGGGCGTGCAGCAGCAAATTGATCTAATGACTGTTGGTATAGCGGCTGAGACGAATAGCCCATTACGCCGTTTGCGTATTGCGTCGGTGCGCCCATGCCGCCCATGATGTCTTGCTGTGACGCTGGAGCCGCCATGCCGAATGCGCTTGAAACGTCAGCAGTGTTTTGGAAGCCAGCCTGCTGCATTGGGGTGAACGCAGCAACGTCTGGCCCGTAATACGGTACGTATCCAAGCTGTGAAATACCTTCAGCTTTAGTTAAATTTCGCTTTGCCGCTTCTTCAATGTATTCTGGTATCTCAACTGTTTGGGTCGATGACCCACCCTTGCCGCCTGACATTATGCGAACTCCTTAACATAAGAAACATGCTGAGTTTTCCAGCCGTGTTCTTTTAGTGGTTTCTTCCAGCCAGACCTACCTGACATTGATAGCGCGGTACAGCCCTGCACCTTCGCCCAATCCATTACATCTTTGTGCATGTCTAAAATCTGATCCAACTCGCCGCCACCCAAAAAGACATTTAAAACTTTCTTTTTCGGATATACCACAATTTCAGTAACTATGCACCCCCTCGGCGTCGGCCACAGTTGTAGCACGCCTTTGTTGAGGCCGTTCACAACATCGCTAAACGTGTGAGTGCCGCCTGAGTATTCCAACGCGGCCTCTATCCATTTACGACATCTTTTAATCTCTTTATCCATGAAGTCTCGTAATTGCTAAAGTTGAAGCGGGTATGGCTGGTACTGGCGAGGATGCGGCAGTGTAGTTCAGAAACCCGCCTGTGTTGTCGATCATGTAATTAACTTCCAAATAATCATTTGCCGCAAGAGTAAATATTTGCGTGCGTGAAGTCACTAGGGTAGCGTTGTTTTGGTGCAGCGCAGTCGTCATTGCACTGTCTGCCACATTCGTCCCGTTGACGCTGGGCCAGAAGTAAAAATGCACTGTGCTTGCTGACGTGGATGATATCTGAGCAGAGAACGACACGACGTACTGCCCCGCTTCCTCAAATACAATGCGAGACGTTGGCGATCCTTGCGTGATGCCGTCGTTACCAGAAGGTGCATCATATGTTAATTTGTATGCGGTATTTTCAGCGGCAGGGGTAACGTCTGAGGTTAAAATAAAGTCAGCGTGTCCATCCTCAAGAACGATCTGCCGCCACTCGCCATTTTTGCTAACAACTGGGTAAAGGTTTTGACGGTCCCACATGATCGTGCCGTCATCTGCCGCGTTTTCGCCGCCCGTCTGCTGAACCAGCGTGGAGCGATTTTGCGACAGGTATGACATCAGCCGACGCCCCCATGTCTGCCAATCTTCTTCGCGTGGCTCTGGTGGACGGCCCTGCTGTGTCATCTGCGACCGCCGTTTACAACGTCAACGCGGTTAATTCCTACACGCCAATCTGACATTCTCGCGCCTTCAATACGCATACGAACTTGCCGACCTGTAAACCGTAAGGACGTTGGATTGCTCATTGAAAACGGGCCATAAGAGCGTTCAGTTCCATTCGGATAGAACCGTGTTTTGAACGTGGCACTAACATCTCCTTGAGACTTTTCGTCAGGCAGCATCTCTGTGACACTCATGACCTGATCTCCAGAGCCAATCCTAAACGGCCCACTTTCAGCGAATGGCGTAAGTGACCCATACTCAAATCCGATTTCATGTTCGTACAGCTTACGGTCTGAGGCGGATATCATCATCGGCTGGCGGAATGCACCCCGATCATAGCCAGCAGTCCTGTCCAACTCTCCGATCTGCCATGTGCCTTCAACATAATTAAAGCTGGCATAGCGGTCGTTTTCAGTTGACGCGCTGGACGGGTAGAACCAAATGATTTCTCCGAACATGCTGTTAGACATTGCAAACGCTTTGCTGATTTGCGCTTTGTTTAAGTCATTGAAAACATAGTCAGAAACCTCGCACGGCAACTCTTTTACTGTGCTACCCTGGTACGCGTAAAACGAATTAACGCCCATCCAGAATGCACCTTGATCGACGACTGCTATGGCTTGTTTTGATGCAATACCGCATGACGTGCCGACGCGCTCAATACCATAAACGTAAGGAGGGCCAATGTAGTTTGCGACGTGCGCGTCTCTTGTCGTGAGCAACAATGTGCGACCTTGGACGTTGACGCCTTTCATTAGAGCGCCAGACGTATTTAATTCAAAATCACCAGCTTCGTTAGTCACGGCTGGGGTCCATGTATTATTGTCTTCCCGATCCGACCACTGCACCTTGCGTGGGTTGCCGCCTGCGCCTAACGCAAACAAGAAGCGCTCTTCTGTTACAACAATGCCGTTGTTTGACGTTGGCGCGTTACTTAACACAGCGGCGACCGTGCCAGTGCTGAGTGTCCACTGATAAATCTTGCCGTCATCTTCGTTGCAGGCAAGAAGGTATTCCCCCCAAGGCTCCAAGTCCCAACTTGTAGCTGGTTGGATGCGTGCCGTGTCTGGCCTTGCAACACCATAAGCATAAGAACCGTAAGTGCCGCCGCCATAGCCAGTAAATGCTATGGCGTCCTCTCGGCCAGACGATAGGCCAACTGGAGTAATGTCAGACTGAGTGCCTGCTGCATTCCATATGTACAGTTTATTGTATGATCCTGTAGCAATCCATCGGTCGCTGCTATTATCCGACCATGTTAGCATACCACGCATTTTAGCAGCGCCAGCGGTGTCAGACCGAGTGCGCCATCCACCTATTGGACGCATCACGCCTTCATGCCAACGCACAAGGTTTGCGTCACGCCAGCGACCAGTGCTTTGCAAGTCTGTGCCATTGCGATAAACGCCAGCGGGTATGTTAAGGTCAATCAGGGCCATCGCTGCCTCGTTATAGGTTGTCGCGTTAGGCCAACATAACACATTATACCCAATAAGCAAAAGGGCAGCGTAAACTGCCCCTTGCACTGTGCTTGCGCTAGTTTACGACTTCAGCCTCTTCGACTTCTTCTGGATTTTCTAGAGCTTCAGCCAATAACTCAACGAATTTCTGACGGCCCACTGCAAGCTGATCTAAATTAAACTGAGCGTTGTCCATTTTGCGCCCAAGATCATTCACATGGTTAAGCAAAGCCTTCTGTTTATCAGTCATGTCGTCGATTAGATATTCTTTATCGTTGACTGTAATTGGGGTCTTTTCATTTTTTCCCATAACAAGTCTCCTTTAGGTTTGAGTTAAGTGTTTGCTGCGATTGCAGCGTTAGCGGCGGTCATGTCCTCTGTTGTCCAGTAGTCCTTTGCCACCATGAGTTGCAG